GCCAATGGTATAATTTTATTGTTGGCGGCTCCGTTTCCTTTACGGAAAGGAGCCGAATATGAATAACCGGATTAACGCAGTTTACGCAAGACAGAGCTTTGATAAAAAAGATAGTATTTCTATCGAAAGTCAAATCGAATTTTGCGAATACGAATTGAAAGGCGGGAGTTATCAAGAATACAAGGACAAAGGGTATAGCGGTAAAAACACGGACAGGCCGGATTTTCAAAGGCTGCTGCGCGACATTGAGGCGGGAGAAATCGCAAAGGTCGTTGTCTACAAACTGGATAGGATAAGCCGTTCAATACTGGACTTTTCCCGGTTGATGGAACTATTCCAAAGGTATAATGTTGAGTTTGTTTCTTCAACAGAGAAGTTTGACACCTCAACGCCGATGGGACGGGCCATGCTCAATATTTGTATAGTTTTCGCCCAGTTGGAAAGGGAAAGTATTCAGCAGAGGGTAACGGACGCATGGCACTCCCGTTGTCAAAAAGGCTTTAAGATGGGCGGCAAAACGCCCTACGGTTTCCGTACAGAGCCGTATGAAATAAACGGTATTAAGACAAAAAGGCTTGTGCAAGAACCAACCGAAGCGGCGTTTGTCAAATTGATGTACGAAATGTACGTTGACCCACGAATGTCACTCCGCGACATTACCCGCACAGTCACAGCACAGGGCATGAAAACTTATCACGGCAAGCCGCTTTCACGGGTGACGCTCTCCATTATACTTCGCAATCCGATTTACGTCATGGCAGACCTTGACGTATATGAGTTTTTCAAGAGTCAAGGCACAGAAATCGTGAACGGCGCGGAGGACTTTGTAGGGACGAACGGCTGTTATTATTATCAGGGCAAAGGCACTACCGACAACAAGCACAGGAACTTACAGGGGCAAACGTTGGTGATTGCGCCACACGAGGGTTTTATACCGTCCGATATATGGCTGAAATGTCGTAAAAAGCTGATTGCGAGCCAAACTTATCAACCCGCGAGGAAAGCGAAAAATTCATGGCTGGCGGGTAAAATCAAGTGCGGACGATGCGGTTATGCTCTGATGTCCGCACACTCAAACGGAATATTATACTTTCGTTGCAGTATTCACGCTGATAATAATTCCTGCCCCGGTTGTGGCACAATCAAGTTACATGAGCTGGAGACGTTTGTTTACAGCGAGATGGTAAAAAAGCTAAACGACTTCAAAACCCTTACGAGCCGAAAAAAAGCGGCGAAAGCCAATCCGAAGTTGACCGCGAAACAGTTAGACCTTGCGCGTGTGAATGGTCAGATTGAAAAACTTGTTGAGAGCCTTACCACGGCGGGCGCGACCCTTGTAACCTATGTTAATACCAAAATTGAAGAATTGGACGCGCAAAGACAAATACTCACGCGGGAAATAGCCGCGCTGGCCCTCGACACGATACCGCCCGCGCAGATGGAGGCCATTTCAAACTATCTGGACGATTGGGACAATGTGAGTTTCGAGGACAAACAGCAAGTGCTTGACTATCTCATAACCCGCATACGCGCCACGAGTGAAAACGTAGAAATCGAATGGAAAATCTAACGACACATTAACACAGCTTTTGTGTCCTTGTACATAGTAGGGACAACTTTTTCCCTCAATACAATATCCGTTTTATAGCGGTCAACGATGGCGTGGACAGCAACGAGGGTGAAAACGAGTTTACCCCATTCAGAAACATAATGAAGGCTATGTGTTCAGATGGAAGGGTAAAGTGCTGACCCGATGAATTTGTAAAAAATCCTTATATCTTGTGTCTTTACGCCGTTTTCAACCTTGCGTTCGCCGATCTCTATTTTCTCTATCAGCGTTTCGAGCAAATCCCTGTCCACATCTTTGATTGTGGATTTTTTTTATTAGACACATCCAAGTTTCAATGTCCCTGAGCTTTGCGTTTGCTTCGGTGACGGTTTTGCTGATGGCGAAGAGCTGGGTTTCCGTATTTTTCCATTCGGCTTCATGTTTCCTTGCAAGCTCGGAGAAACGTACGCTTGAGATTGTGCCGGAAACCTTGTCCTCGTACAGCTTTTCAAGCTGTAGTTCAAGCGTGTGAAGCCGCTGCTCAATCCTTTTTCGCTTTTTCGCAATCTCCGCCTTCTGCGATACATAATCATCCGTAACTCTGCTTTGTAATGATTGCAGCATCCTGTTTCCATCAAGCTGTATCAGCTCCGCTTGCGCTCTGATGTCGTCCAGAAGCAACTTTTTCAGTAAAAGCTCATAAATCGTGTGTCGTGAGCAGGTTGAACCACCGGTGGCGCTGTGCGTTGAGCAGTGGTACGAAGTGTATGGAACAATTTTGCCTGTGTTGCGAATCTGTTTTTCTGTGTTTGATACTAGCATCGCCCCACAGTCGGGGCAGAGTAGGAAGCCACAGAACAATGATTTTTGCGGTTTACGGAAACTCTCAGAGCGCTTTTTCGCAGCCCTGCTCAGTGTCTGCACCTTCGCCCAAACTTCCTCGCATATAATCGGCTCGTGGGTTTTCTCCACCCGAATCCACTCATCTTCATTTCGCGGCACTACACTACCATCTCTGTATGAACGTGTTTTCTTCTTGAAGGATACTGTGTGTCCCAAGTATAGTTCGTTTTTGAGAATCGCCTTGACTGTCATATCATGCCACACGTTGGTGCATCTTGCAGGCTTACGATTCTGCCGTGTGTAGTAATACAGTCGCGGCGGGAGGATTTCGCCTTGGTTCATGACACCGGCGATTTTTGCGTAGCCCATGCCTGTGGTTCTCAGCTCGAATATCTTCCTGACTATCCCTGCGGCGTATTCATCGACAATGAGCCGTGTATGATACTCCGGACTGCGGTCATAACCATACGGCACATATCCCGACAGCTTTTCTCCGTTTTTTGCCTTTTCCGTGAGGACAGATTTTATCCTGTCACTGATATTTTTAAGGTAAAAATCGTTCATGGCATTATAAAATGGAACAATGTCGTTCTCACCGGTCTCAGTGTCCACGCCGTCATCCAGTGCTACGAAACGACAACCGAGGGAGGGGAAGATTTCCTCCAGATACTTGCCCGATTCCAGGTAATTGCGTCCAAATCTTGAGAGGTCTTTGACTAGCACAAGGTTAATGACCCCGCTCCGCACGTCCTCCATCATGTCCTGAAAACCCTTGCGGTTGAAATTGCCTCCGGTGGCTCCGTTGTCGATATACATTCGTTTTTCCACCCAACCGGGCATCATTGCGATGAATTTTGACAGGATTGCTTTCTGATTTTCGATGCTCATGGATTCCTCGCCGCGATACGCCGTGCTTTCTGTGGACAGGCGTATGTACATCCCGACTTGATATAATTTTTCACTCATATCAAGCCACCGTCCCACTGACTTTCACAGACGAGGCGGCCATTGCGTTCATGTCACCGACATAATTATAATGTATCTTTATGTCACGAACACGCTTGCCATCGATGACTTGCACATCGCAGACGATTATTTTGTCTATCAGTAGAAGCAATGTTTCAGCGTCCAAATCCTCAAGCTGGGTGTACCGCTTAATGAGCCGTGCCCAAGTCGCGGCGTTGTCGGCGTTCTGTTTTATGCTCCTGACACGCTTTTCGAGGTCATCCACCGATTGCAGGCGGTCAACACGTTCCTTCTCGAATTTCTCAATCTGCCGCTTGAACATACTCTCAGGAACAAGCCCTGAAACCCTGTCCTCCTATAACATTTGTCAAGGAGGTTTGTCCATTTTTCAAATAAATATTTTTCATATTAAGAATACCACGCCACAACACTGCTAATAAAGGGTTTTTCCATTCTGTTCTTTGGAAGAGGTCGCGGGTGCGGGGCGCGTAGCCCCGCGAAACCTACAAACTGCCGCGCAGTAGTGGAGACGGTTTTGCCGTACAATGAAGCGGACGAAAACGGGGGGGCAGGATATTTTGGTGTGCCCCCCGTCAATAGGACAATGAAAAAACAAAAAGATTTTGTGTTGCTGCTCTTCGGAAATGAAGGGCAGCAATCATGTTATGCCGCCAGAGC